GAGGATTGATGATCTAATAGATACTCAAGCAGATGACATCAATGTTCTAAACAAACTCAAAGAGAAGATTAGAACTATGAGAGGATCTGCAATTCAACGAGGAGGAGAGTTCGCTCTAGAAAACTTAGTGTTCAAAGAGTTAAGAAATCGTGGATACCTCGACAAACTATCCAAATACATTAGAACTATAGAAGACCGAAACTTATCGCTATGACAGTTAAAGTTATTTTGATGAAATCTGGTGAAGATGTCATCAGTGATGCACAAGAAATTATCGACAAAGAGAATAAAGGCATCATTGCATACCACCTTAAGAATCCTTATGTGATGCAACTCCAAACAAAGGAGGTTGAAGAAGCAGAACTATTAGTTGAAGGAGAGAAACCTGCACCTAAGACAAAGTTCCAAGTATCTTATACACATTGGGCACCTATGTCTCAACAACAGGAGTTTGTTATACCATCTGATTGGGTAGTAACAATATATGAACCTGTTGAAAAGATCAAACAGGATTACACTGCTAAACATAAAGTGGAGGAAGATGGAAACGATCAAACTCCTACTACTTAAGAATGGATCTTATGTCATCTCTTACATACAAGAGATGGAGATGGAACCATCATGTTTCCTTGCTGACCCAATGGAAATTATAGATGGTGAGTTTAAAACATTCCCAAAATATAGCGGTCAAAGAAACGTCTTGCTTTATTCTGATTTTATTGCTACAATAGTAGACCCTGATCCAGAACTTCTGGAAAAATACAAATTGACAGTCCCACCACAAGATGATGAAGAAGAAGTCCCAGAGACATCTGAATTTTTATAGTAACGTATATCTCTCAGGAGATAAAATACATTATATTGGTTATGAAAATGGCGAACGTGTACAATACAAAGAGAGTTTCTCTCCAGTTTTGTATGCTAGATGTAATGAGAAGACAGAGTATAAAACTCTAGAAGGTCACTACGTCAAAGAGTTGCCATTTTCTAGTGTCAATGATGCAAGACAGTTTATTGATGAGTATAAGTATGTTGATAATTTTAAAATATATGGTAACGATAGATTCTTATATCAGTATATAAGTTCTAAGTTTCCAGAAGAACAGATGCCATATGATTCCTCACAGTTGAGGATCTATACAGTTGACATCGAAACAACCTCTGAGAATGGTTTCCCAAATGTTGCCGAGACCTCAGAGGAAATTTTGTGTCTATCTGTAAAAGATTTTACTACTAAGAAAGTTATTACATGGGGAACAAGAGAGTTTACTCCTAAAGATACTGAGTATCGTCTCTTCTGGAAAGAAGAAGATATGCTTAAAGATTTCTTAGCATGGTGGGTAGAGAACACTCCAGACATTATTACAGGATGGAACGTAAAACTGTTTGACATACCATATATTTGTAGAAGAATAGAGAGAGTATTATCTACTAAACATCAAAAATCATTGTCACCATGGAACAAAGTATTTGATAAAGAGGTAGAGATAAGGGGTAGAAATCATATATACTATGAAATTATTGGTCTAAGTGTCTTAGATTATCTTGATCTTTATCAAAAATTTACGTATAAAGCACAAGAATCTTATAGGTTAGATTACATAGCACAACAAGAGTTAGGTCAGAAGAAACTTGATCACTCAGAGTACGATACTTTCAAAGAATTTTATACTAACAATTGGCAGAAGTTTGTAGAATATAATATACATGACGTTGAACTTGTTGACCAACTGGAAGACAAGATGAAACTAATTGAACTTGCATTAACTATGGCATATGATGCTAAAGTTAATTACAATGATGTATATTCACAAGTTAGAACTTGGGATAGTATTATATACAACTTCCTTAAGACAAAAGGTATAGTAATTCCACCAGTAGAAAGGTCAGATAAAAACACTCAGTATGCAGGTGCATATGTAAAGGAACCAAAACCAGGATTATATGAGTGGGTAGTTAACTTCGATTTAAATTCCCTATATCCACATCTTATAATGCAGTACAATATCTCACCTGAGACATTGATGCCCAATAGACATTCATCAGCAACAGTAGATAGAATATTAGACAAAGAAATAGATTTCAGCGACTTAGAAAATACAACAGTATGTGCTAATGGTGCTTTGTATGACACCACACAGAAAGGATTCTTGCCAGAACTCATGCAAAAATATTATGATGAGCGTGTCATTTTTAAAAAGAAAATGATAAAGGCAAAACAAGAATACGAAAAGAATCCATCAGTTGAATTAGAAAAAGAAATCACTCGTTGTAATAATATTCAAATGGCAAAGAAGATATCTCTAAACTCTGCCTATGGTGCTATCGGTAATCAATACTTTAGATATTATAAAGTAGTAAATGCTGAAGCAATAACTCTATCTGGTCAAGTTTCTATTCGTTGGATAGAAAACAAGATGAATGATTACCTTAATAAAATTCTCAAAACAGAAGGAGAAGATTATGTTATTGCATCTGACACCGACTCAATCTATCTTAACCTTGGACCTCTTGTTGATAAATTTTTTAGTAATAGGTCTAGCGACAAAGCAGCAATTGTTTCCATACTGGATAAGATCTGCCAAGAAAAATTGGAACCGTACATTGACACCTGCTATCAGGAGTTGGCGACGTATGTATCTGCGTATGACCAAAAAATGGTAATGAAACGTGAGAACATTGCTGATAAAGGTATATGGACAGCAAAGAAAAGATATATCTTAAATGTATGGGATAGTGAAGGAGTAAAATATGAGGAAGCAAAGTTAAAAATGATGGGTATTGAAGCAATCAAATCATCTACACCTGCACCATGTAGAAAGATGATTAAAGATGCTCTCAATATTATAATGACACAAGAGAATGAGGATCTTATAAAGTTTATAGATGACTTTAGAACAGAGTTCTATAGTATGCCACCTGAGGAGATAGCATTTCCTAGAAGTGTTAATGGGTTGACAAAATGGTCAGATCCTGTTACTCTGTATAAGAAAAGTTGTCCTATTCATGTGAGAGGAGCACTCTTGTATAACTATCAACTTAAGAGTAATAGGTTAAAACATAAGTATCCTATTATTCAAGAGGGTGAGAAAATCAAGTATGTATACTTGAAAGAACCTAATGTCTTAGGACAGAATGTTATGTCTTTCATCCAAGAATTTCCTAGAGAAATACCAAAGGTTAGTGATCAAATAGATTACAAAACACAGTTTGAGAAATCATTTATCACACCTCTTAAAAACATCCTTGATGTGATAGGATGGAAAACTAAACAAGAAAGTAATTTGGAGTTTTTATTCGTATGAGTATTTTTGATACACTTGCTAAAGAAGCAAAGAACGATTATGCACAACTTGTATCAAATACAAGTAGTGATCAAGGATTTATAGGAACAGGTTCTTATATATTAAATGCACAATTAAGTGGTAGCATCTATGGTGGTATACCTAACAATAGAGTAACTGCTATTGCAGGTGAACAGGCAACAGGTAAGACCTTTTATGCTATAGGTATTGCTAGTACTTTTCTTACTGATCATCCTGATGGTGCAGTATTTTATTTTGATAGTGAAGCAGCAGCAACACCAGATCTATTCAGAGATCGTGGTCTAGATCCTGCTAGGGTATGGCATTTTCCTATAGACACTATAGAAGAATTTCGTACTCAAATGATACGTATTCTAGACAACCTCCTCAAGACACCTGAGAAGGATAGAAAACCACTTCTAATCATATTAGATTCTCTTGGTATGCTTGCATCTCAAAAAGAATTGCAAGATGCAATGGATGATAAACAAGTTAGAGACATGACTAAATCACAGACAATTAAATCTGTGTTTAGAATTATCACTAGTAAATTAGGTAAGTTAAAGATACCTATGATAGTGACAAATCATACATATAAAACAATGAACCCTTATGGTGATCCAACTGATATGGGTGGTGGTAGTGGTTTAAAATATGCAGCGTCTACTATTATAACTCTAACTAAATCTAAAGAGAAAGATAGTAGTAAAGAGATCATTGGTAATATTATCAAGGTTAAAACATACAAATCACGTTTAACAAAGGAGAACACTCAGATTGCAACACGACTATTTTTTGACTCAAGGGGATTGGATGAGTATTATGGACTATTGGAACTGGGTGAAAAGCATGGAATCTTCATCAGGAAAGGGAATCGGATTCTTGTTGGTGAATCTTCCGTTTATCCTTCTGCTATCCTTGCCGATCCTAACAAGTATTTCACAAAAGAAATAATGCAAGCACTAGATGAAGTTGCTTCTAAAGAATTTAAGTATGATCAATGAAGACAGTTGAAGATTTTATTAAAGTATATGATATATTCGATAAAGAATACTGTCAAGAACTAATAGATTACTTCAACAATGGTAAACCAGAGTTTAAAAACAATGATAACAAACCAAGATTTCATCAGATTGAATTTGAAGAACCAATGATGGAAATGATGATATGGAGAGTTGCTCCTTTCTTGGATAAGTATGTTAAAACAGTTGGTTGTGAACAATGGTTACCACAGAAATTCTCTTGGGAGTTTGCTAGGATTAAAAAGTATCATAAGAATACTGAAGATCAGTTTGCACCCCATGTAGATGTAGGAGATCATGCTTCTGCAAAAAGATTCTTAGCATTTTTAGTGTATTTGAATGATGTTGAAGAGGGTGGAGAGACCAACTTCCTAGGCATCAATAAGAAACTAAAACCAAAGAGGGGAAGAGGAATAATATTCCCTCCATTATGGATGGTTCCACATCAAGGTCAACCTACTATATCGGAGGACAAGTATATCTTTAGCACCTACCTTAATTACATTTAATGAACTCACTTGA